ACATGGACTCACCACATACTCCCCCAGTCGTAGGCATCGTAGGAACGCTAGGAACCTTCACACTAGCCGACGTTAACACTCTAGTCGGTATCGGCGTGGGCGTTGTCACGTTGATCTATATGATCGTCAAACTTATCCAACAACTAAAGAAATGAGCGACACCAATCGAAGCCTTAAACTGGAAGGTCTCCAAGATCTGTTGATCGACGAGTTCATTGACAAGATCAGGGAAGGGGAAGCACCCCCCGCTCTGCTCAACGCAGCGAGACAACTCCTTAAGGATAATAACATTACATCAGCAATCACAGCAGACTCGCCCCTTCAGAATCTTGTAAGTCTCTTGCCTTTTGAAGACCCGTCTGATAAGGTTGTAGGACTCGATGACTGATGACATTCCAGAAAAGCTAAAGGACTTCAGGAACTTCCTGTGGGCTACGTGGGCGCACCTGAACCTTCCCTCCCCTACTCCGATTCAGTATGAGATTGCTGAGTGGATGCAGAACGGTCCTAACCGCTCCGTTGTCCAAGGCTTTCGGGGCGTAGGTAAGTCGTGGATTTGCTCTGCGTATGTTGTCCACCAGCTTCTCTTGGACCCTCAGAAGAACATCCTTGTGGTCTCAGCGTCCAAGACACGCGCCGATGACTTCTCAACCTTCACGCTCCGCTTAATCCATGAGATGCCCTTGCTGGCTCACCTTATCCCCGGCGACAAGCAACGCTTCTCTAAAATCTCTTTTGATGTTGGTCCTGCTGCTGCCAGCCACGCTCCCTCTGTCAAGTCCCTTGGGATAACATCTCAACTCACAGGGTCTCGCGCTGACATCATCGTCGCAGATGACGTAGAGGTTCCCAACAACTCAGCCACCCAGTCGATGCGGGACAAGCTCTCTGAGCAGGTCAAGGAGTTTGAGGCGATCCTGAAGCCTAACGACGACAGCCGTATCATCTTCCTTGGGACTCCCCAGTGTGAGGACAGCATCTACAACAAACTCTCTGAACGAGGCTACAAGACCCGCATCTGGCCTGCCCGATTCGTAAATACACCCAAAAGCGAAAAGGTCTATAACGGCAACATCTCTGCACTTTGCGTCAGCAACGACAACAAGGGAATGCCCACAGAAGGCTCCAGGTTCGACGACGCTGACCTAGCAGAACGGGAAGCCTCTTACGGAAAAACAGGGTTTGCCATGCAGTTCATGCTCGACCCCAAGCTGTCCGACTTGGATCGTTACCCACTGAAGATCAACGACTTGATCGTGATGGACATAGACAAGGACACCGCCCCAGAGAAGCTGGTGTGGGCGCAGGTTCCCGAGAACGCTTGGGACAGCACAGTCCCTAATGTTGGCTTCACAGGCGACAGATTCTACCGCCCCATGAAGGTCATCGGGGACCACATCCCATACACCGGAAGCGTCCTTGCAGTTGACCCATCGGGACGAGGAAGGGACGAAACATCATGGGCTGTCGTGAAGATGTTAAACGGATATTTGTATGTTCCTGATGCCGGGGGGATGCAAGGGGGGTATGACGAAAAGACCCTTAAGGCACTGGCTATCAAGGCCAAAGAGAACAAGGTCAACGCTGTAGTCATCGAAAGCAACTTCGGGGACGGGATGTTCTCTGAGATCCTTCGTCCGTATTTACAAAAGATATACCCAGTAACTATTGAAGAGGTGCGCCACAACATCCAAAAGGAGAAGCGGATCGTGGACACCTTGGAACCCGTGTTAAACCAGCACAAGCTCATCATAGACCCCAAGGTCATCAAGAACGACTACGAGTCTGCCATGAAATACCCCACGGAGTCTCAGCTACGCTACCAGTTACTTTTCCAACTTTCAAGGCTTACAAGGGCGCGAGGAGCTTTAACACACGATGACCGCCTTGATGCGTTAAGCATGGGTGTCGCCTACTGGACAACCCAAATGGCTCAGGATGCCGAGGAAAAGATTGTTGCAAGAAAGGACGACATCCTCCAAGATGAGCTGAGTAAGTATGCAGATGCCTACTACAACCGAACACAAGGAACACCACAAACTACGTCATGGATACGATAAAAGAACTCATCGAAATAAGGAGAAACATCGAAAACCTCATAGAGGGCCTCAGAAAGCCCCCTGAGCCGTCGCAGGGGTCAAATGGACTCCTCACCCCTAAAAGGGAATCAGACCTCTCTGAGGGCCTCTCACGGCCTTCTGTGGCCATTGTGGTGGGACACAGCCGCATGGGAGACTGGGGAGCCGTCGCAGCGGACACGATGACGACCGAGTGGGTCTACAATAATGAACTGGCTTGGATGATCCAAGACCACCTCCCCTCCTCCATACACAGCACCGTCATCGACTCCATCCCCGCCAAGACCTACGCAAAGGCCGTACAGTATTTACAGAAAAAGCTGAACCCCCTAGACATCGAGCTGGTCGTCGAACTCCACTTCAATAGCGGTCCCCCCACTGCACAAGGATACGAAGTCTACCACTGGGAAACCAGCCTTAAAGGAAAACAAGCCGCTGAGAATATCCTTCAAAAACTCAAGGGAACCTTCCCCAATAACGTCAATCGTGGAACAAAACACCGGAACTCCACAGCACAACGAGGGGGAAGATTCCTTAAAGAACTCCAAGCACCTGCCCTCATCCTTGAACCATTCTTCGGCTCCAACCAAAGGGAATGGAAATTCTTCAAAAACAAGGAGAATAAGACCTATCTAGCCAAGGCAATCGCCTCTGGAATAACATCATCCGTAAGTCTCTGGAAATGAATAACATCCAAGAAAGACCCATACTAGGGGGATTCCTAGGGAGAACTATAAGGAACAAGTAGGGACTAGTGGGAGCAGAAGAGAATATAAGAAAGTCATGAAATTGGGGTTCTTATAGATTATCTTCTTCTACTTCACTTAGTATTACTTAGTATAGAGAAGGATGGATGAAGAAGGTAGACACTAGTGCAGTGTCGAGTGTGAAGGAGAAGGGAACACTTATGCAGTGTCGAATATGAATGACTACCAGCAGGAAAGACTCCAAGCCCTTCTAGGACAACTTGAAGAACACTTTGAGGACTTCCTTGTCGTCGTAACACCCTCCGTCGACAGTAGACCTAGCGTTCACTACAGAAGCCCCTACAACGCACTTGGAGTGCTTCCTAGTGTTCAAAGGCAGCTTGCACACGCGCTTGATGAGAAGGAAAGAGAGGGGCGAATGATGCAACAACTGGAGGAGTATGAGGGGGATTACGAGGAAGAGGAAGAGGAAGAGGAAGAGGATGACGAGGATGTTAGCCCTTTCTAGGTTTTGCCGCAAAAATGCGAGGGGGTAATAATTAACGCTGGGACCGTCGATCCCCCCGTGGCCCCCCGGATCTGTGGAATCGTGGTCGACTCCTGGACAGAACAGGGGGGGTATGCTCTGTAGGCTCCAGCAGGCGCGGGATGGCAAGACCTCCAGAATGTTTTTCGGTGATGTTAGCCTCTTATAAGGGCCAATAGGGGGAGGGGGTGGCGTGAATACATTGTGCATACGATTGCGCGTTTTTTTGTGTGCTCCCCCCTTTTGAAAGTTGTCATACACCTAGGGAACACCGGGACCACCTAGGGACCACCGGGAACACCTAGGGACCACCGGGAACACCTAGGGAACACCTAGGGACCACCGGGACCACCGGGAACACCTAGGGACCACCGGGAACACCGGGACCACCTAGGGACTACCGGGAACAACTAGGGACCACCGGGACTACTGGGAACACCTAGGGAACGCCGGGACCACACCTAGGACCATAACTAGGGACCACCGGGAACACCGGGACTGCACTAGAAACACCGGGACCACCTAGGGAACACCGGGACCACGAAAAAAACTTCCCATCAGAATGCTTTAATCCTTAGTACCTTACACCTCCGCGCCAAAAAACAGTGCAGAAACCTCTAGACAGACCCGGCATTCCCAGCCTAGACTCTCCCCGACATGAAAAACTACATCTACCTTATCGAACCGATCCTCCTCTCAGCCTGCGCCATCGTCGCCGCATACTGCGTGGCAAAGGTGGTGCTAGGCATCTAATCAAACCAACCAACCAAGAACACCATGACAAACCCAACCCTTAGAACTACCCAAGACGCCCCCCTGCTCTCGCATGGGGCAGGCTCTCGATCCGCGGACGGCCTTGAACGCCTGATTAATCAGGCCCTTGACGGTTACGCGGAAGAGATGGCAGACATGGGAAATCCCGATGCCGATTTCGACCTGCTCAAGCGTC